ATAACCCATATATCTTTCAACCAAGTAAAACTAATCTATCGTTCTGTTCACCACGTTCACTTGCTAAGTCATCTATCATTGTCGATATGCAAAGCAAACTAGGTGACAATGCAACCATGTGTGCATTAGCAGGGACTATCGGTGCAAGTGCTAGTGCTGATATGTCAGCGTTCCTAAGGCTAGAGAAAACATTACCTAAGTTTACTGAGATATTAGATAAACCAACCACGATAACAATGCCCGAAGATACGGCAGCGAAACTCATGCTTATGTTCCAAGCAGTTGATAGTCTATCGACACAAGATGAACTAAGTAAGTTTATGCAGTTTGTAAAACGTATTGAGAGTAGCGAACTTCAAGCAGTATTCTTTACCATGATGGTGCGTAGTAAAAATGGTGTGAAGCTAGCAAGAAGTAACGCTGAGATTGCTAAGTGGGCTACAGAGAATCATGAATTATTTTAATAGGAGATAGACATGGCGACAAGTCAAGAAACAAGACTCAAGAAGGCTCATGTTGCACTACTTAAACACCCCGAAACTGCGTTGTATTCGGGGGTTATACTCATGGGTAAAAGTAGTGTTGATGATGAGAACTTTACGGCATACACCGATGGCTTTAACAAACGATATAGTCGAGAGTTTATATCCAAGTTAAGTGATGAGGAACTCAGAGGCATTGTAATGCATGAGAACTTACATGTAGCATTGAAACATATGCAACGCTTTATTAGAGAGTTTAAAGATAATCCACATCTAACCAACGTGTCAGCAGATTATGTTGTGAATGATATCATTATGAACTTTACAGATAAGAATATTTGTAAGCTACCGACAAGTGCATTGTATGATAAACAATTTCATAATTGGTCTGTGCGTGAGGTGTATGAATATTTAAAGAAAGAACAAAACAACAAGGACAGTTCGACAAATGTCGAATCTATGAAGCCTTTAGATGAACATGACTTTGGTAATGCTAAACAGATGACAACAGAACAAGTCGCTGAACAAGCAGGTAAGATTGATAGGGCGTTGCGAGAAGGTGGCATACTTGCAGGTCGTATGGGTGCTAAGATACCACGTCAGATATCGGACTTACTTGAAGCTAAGGTAAATTGGCGAGAGGTCTTACGTGATTTCGTAACATCGGCATCGAGAGGCTCAGAGGAATATACATGGCGTAGGTTTAACAAACGACTTATGGCTAATGATATCTACATGCCAAGCCTTGAAAACGAAACGGTCGGCGAACTCATAATAGCCATTGATACATCGGGTTCAATCGGTGGTGCAGAACTTACAGAGTTTGCATCAGAACTGGCTTCGATTTGTGAATCAGTTAACCCTGCACGTGTGCGTGTTTTGTGGTGGGATACCGAAGTCCATGCTATGCAAACGTTTGATGATAATTATACTAACATCGCATCGCTACTTAAACCCGAGGGTGGGGGTGGCACTCATGTATCCTGTGTCGCTGAATATATTAATCAACATAAACTTAACGCAGAGGGTGTATTAGTCTTTACAGATGGCTATGTCGAGTCAGATATTAAGTGGGACATCACCACGCCAACATTGTGGTTAGTCACGCAGAACAGAAGTTTTGAACCACCAAGTGGCAAAGTAGTTAAGAAGGAGGATTAAATGTCAACGATTTATAATGAAGACGATGATATAGATATAGATATAGATTTTGATATGGATAATATCAACCATGAACGCATTGAAGAAAAGATTAGGCAAGCGAGTAGTGGTATGTTTAAGAAACTTATGGATATGGCATCAATAGAGGATTATGTAGACGATGAGTTAATCAAGAAAAGAATATGGTGTTTAAGAAAACAAAAATCAACCATAACTCATGAGGATATAGACTTCTATATGAATAAGGCTACGTCTGATGAAGTCAATGCAAGAGTAGTAGAACTTACTATGGAGTTAGCAAATGCCTAAAATGCGAGTCAAGGATAAAATATTTTTTGGTTACAAAATGGGAACGGTGAATAATCATATTAGAGAGGTGGTTAAAGTGGGAACAACACTAAATGAAGCAAGGGAACGAGGTGCAATTTTAGAACAATTAAATAAACTAGCATGGCAATTAGATATTAAAAGTAAGGAGTCACATCGTATTAATTGGCACTATGCTAGACGATTTAAAAAATCAAAGGAACAGTTAGAGAAACTATTAACTGATATAAAAATAGAGTATGCATATCAACAAGCAGAGAGATAGATGACTAGAAGAGAAAAACACTGTGAGATAGAAGTTCTTAAAAGTAAGTATATACACGAAAGCGAATATAAAAACACAAGGATACTAAGATTATATTTTAAAAGGGAGGTTCTTAGTGATAGAAAATTAAATAATCTACTGAAACAATTTAGATTAATAAAAGTATTTTATGAAGCATAACAAGTCAATGGGGAACTGTGCGACTAGTGGTCGCTTTGAGGTGAGAGGTAATAAACACTATTAAAATATATTTTGAACACACTTGCGTGACTAAAGATATTGCCGAAAGGTTAGTAATTAGTATGGCTCTTAAAAGTTTAAAGTAGTTTGAATATTGAAACCTAAACTACACCCCCCCAATTAAGGAGAAAGTATGAGTAAAGCCAATGCAGTTTTAAAGAAAGTTAAAGAATGGTTACAGGAAGAAGTAGGAATGAATCAAGATGTCGCCGATGCTAAAGATAATAAACAAGATTACATTACAAGCGACGGCACAGACGATATTATTTATGGTAGGCATGAATGTGCAGAGGGTTTATTAGAACTAATAGAACAATGGGAGAATGAAAATGAATAACAAATTAAATATAATTAACAATTCGACATATGTCGAAATAACTAGAGGAGAGTATCATGGCAGGAAGGATTAACTATCAGCAATTAACTTGGTTGTATCAAAATGCACCACCATATAAAAATACAAACGAATATCCCTACGCACACAGAAATCATAGACATAAATATTTTATACCTGTCGAAGTCAACGGTAAAATTCAATTCAATGTGCATTACGGTTGGGGAAGTGAAGAGGAAAGGTATAGCATGGCAGAGTTTGAACAGTTTGCATACTCACTAAATAAACGTCAACGTGATAGGTATTTTTACAATGAAGGTTCAGAGAAGATACCATATATGGCTAAGTGGCTTACTAAACATGCTCCCTTCGGTATCGTAAGAGATGATAATACTATTGAGATTATATGTGAATATATGGGACAAGGTGACCGCATGATTATTAGTGAGCAACTAGGGATAAGCGCATACTTCATGCAAGAGGCTTCATCGGGTGGGGTTATATTTACTGATGGGTATGCACAACATCGTAGAAAATTAAAACGCCCTGCCTTTGAAGGTATGAGATTTAATATAGATACTGGAGAATTACATGAGTCATCAAGATATAAGATAGATGTAAAGGTAGTCGATAGGAAAAAATCTAATCAACTTATGAAAGAACATGTAGATAAATTATCTATGATTAAAATGTTTTATAACTCAACTGATGAAAATACATTACTTACAGATATGACTGATGCTATAAAACAAAATGACCCCACATATTTCGATAATAGTAATTTAAATCATCTTGAGAAAGCAAGACAACTATGGAATGTTGACCCTGTTGTGTCATCATACTTTTATGTGTTAGGATATTATATTGGTAATGCATATTGGGCTATAAAATATAATTCAAGTATAAATCCACCCAAGCAAATATTTAAACAATTATTACCAAAGCTAAGGAAAGATTTAAAAGGTAATGCCGATGTGTTTAATAGACAAACATATTGGGATTTTGATAACAAGTATCCATCGGCTAAGTGGGGTTTAGAGATTACTGATATGCAAGGTAACCCAATAAAACAAATACGAGGCTAATTCGACATTTGTCGAAACAATACAGGAGAAGTATGTTAGAACACACAGGGTTAAAAAATGTTACAGACTTAGGGCCACTTGAAAAAGTAAAAATGGTTCCCTATTATGTAGTGCCCATCATAGTTAAAGATAATAGCTATGAAGTATTTTTATCAAAGGGCTTGGTAAGAATGTTTAATGATGATACCTTGCCAAGCTTTCTTAAAAGTAGATTGACACTAGCTAAAGTATCAACCACGTATGTCTATCCCGACAACGAAATCTATACATCTGACGTATATACTTGTCGTGTAGATGATATGCACCACGTTGGTTGGCGTGCATCAGAGTCATTGTATGCAATCGTAGTATTCCAAGATGAAATGAATCAACTAGAAGGACGAGATGACACCCGAAGCAAAAGTTAAAAACAAAATAAAAAAGTTTTTAGATAAGTTAGGGTGTTATTATTTTTTCCCACAGACAGGAGGATATGGCAGAAGTGGAGTGCCCGATATCATCATCTGTCATCAAGGTAAATTTATTGCCATAGAATGTAAGGCAGGTAAAGGTGTATTAACTGCGTTGCAAAAAAACAACATCGACCGTATAAATTTTAATGGTGGCTTGGCAATAGTCATAAATGAGAGTAATATAGAGGAATTAGAAACTCTGATAAGGAGGTAGTATGAATAAAAAAGATAATGTAAATCACCCATCGCATTACACTCAAGGAAAAATTGAGTGCATTAACGCTATTGAAGAAGCCGTCAAAGGCTTGTTTGGTATCGCCGCAGTATGTGTCGCAAATGTAATTAAATACGTTTGGAGATACAAATTCAAAAACGGAACCGAGGACTTGAAGAAAGCCCGATGGTATCTAGACAAACTCATCGAACACGAAACACTCGAAGAAACTAAATCTCATTTTTTAAAAAAATAGAAACCAGTTCCCATAAAAAGGAGGTAGCTATGTTAGACCAAGCATTGATGTGCCTAGCCACAACGATTTACATGGAGTCTGCACACGAACCACGTCAAGGTCAAATTGCCGTCGGTTATGTATTGTTTAGACGAGCAGACTTTGATTACAAAAATGTATGCCGTGAAATGAAACGACCTGCACAATTTAGTTGGTATGGTTATGTCAAACCCCCACAGGTAATTCGACAAGAGTATAAAGACCTAGCATATAAAGTGTTACATCGTCTAGAGGTAGACTATTCATATGGTGCAACACATTTCCACGATACCACTATCACAAAACCAAAATCATGGTATAATCTAAAACCAGTAGTCAAATGGTCAAAACTAATATTTTATAAACAAGGAGAGGGTAAATATGCAA